GCCTTGCCGATAGACTCGACCGCGCCCTTGGCACGAAACGCCGAGTCGATAAACTCCTTAGCGTCTAGGTCTAGCTTGAGTGTTTGCTTTTCATTATCGGCCATTAATGAAACCTAGATGCTTCCATGAACAAGTTAGAAATCAATTCTACCGTAGTGGGATCGGTCGGGTCCATTGCTGGGCGTGGTTTCTCTTCCTTGCCCTGAGCCCTACGAAGAAACAGCCCCCTGACCTCCTGATAATACTTAGAGTCGCCCAAGGGGATCGAAGCCACATCGCAGAGCTGGACCATCCTGAACGCCTCTTGCTCAGCGCGTAGCTTCCTAGCCGCACGCATCAAAGCGAAGAAGCGAATGGCTGGGCTTGCTAGGACTTGCTCTGGAGTCCAGGCAAAGTACTGACAAGCCTCTGCCACATGCTCGGCTGCTGATATTTGAAAGAAGGCGGGGCTAGAGGGTTTTTTTTTTCCTCTGCCCCGGCTTCCTTCTCAACCTGAGCTTTGCCAGTCACACACTCAACGATCAAGTTAAGCAGCGCACCGCATTGGGCTTGAGTCATTTTCTCAACGTCAGGACGGGCAACCGAGTCGCAAACCGAGCGGATCAAATTGAAGTAAAGCTCAATGATCTGCTGAGGAGTGACGTGCTCGGCCTTCTCAAGCCCTTGGAGAGAGATCATGGCGTTGGTGAACGCGTAGAACTCTCTCACTGAGATGGGCTTGATATAGTGCACCTTACCGTGAAGCCTGAAAGCCACAGGCATGGCGACCATTGCGTCTAGGTCGCTTACCACCTGTGACTCAGGCATCTCGATAGGCTTGCCGGTCTTGAGGTTGAAGAGACTCATTACACCGCCGCAGTGGTGGCAATGGTGAAGCTATCGCCAGCCGCGAAGTCGGTCGCGCCATCAGAGATGGTCAACACGATCTCGTTCGAGACAAACGGGGTTCCAACGGTAGCCAAGCCCAGAGGTCCGCTCACGCTGCCCTCGACAAAGAACACGCCGCCGTTAGCGATGGCAGTGACGCACGAGAGGGTGATGGTTTCAGTCTTGGTGTAGGTGTTGGACACGGACACAGAACCGATGGTTCCGTTGCCGACGTTGCTACCACCGGGAACCGCAGCAGCAGCAGCGGCAGGGGTCTGCACGATAGCGGGCGAACCATAACGGAAGAACTTGTTTGGCACTTGAGATTCGTCTGGCAAGATGTTCCAAACGATCTTGAGGCGAGCTTGCTCGGTCGGTCCGAAGGTGATGCTCGATTCAGCCGAGGCGACCGCCTTAAAGAAGGTGTAGTCGGTCGAAAGGTCGGCGTCAGGCTTTGACAGCGGATGAAGGACGAGCTGCTTAGCATTGGCGAGGTCGCCGTCGCCGACGTTCTGATCGAACTTAATTGCTGCCAGCGATCCGGTGCCAGTGCCGATCTTCGTGGCGTGCGGGAAGACCACCTTCCAAATATCTTTGTTTTGAATCTCGGTCAGCTCGGTCGTGAGGGTGACCTCGATGCCGCTTACGCGACGATCACGAACGGTTTGACCGCTCTGATCGGCCATGATGTTGGCCTTCATGTATTTCGCAGTGAAGGAGATGTTTCCGAGGGTGCCGCCGAGGTCAACACCATCGAAGGTAACCCGCATTGGGGTCAGTTCCATGTTTGAAGTAGTTACGACTGCCTGGCTCATTTCATCCCCCTCCGGGTCTTATAGTGGTTCGAACTGGAACACATCCAGTTCCAAGGAAATCTCTTTGCGATACACCGCTTGTGGGTCGCCCGCTTCCAGGTTGGAATAGAGCGGCGAGTACGAAGCGGATTGAATCACTACCGTAAGACTGGCCTGATTGTCCGAAGACTGCAACCGGACCTGGTCTAAAACTTGGTGCAGGGCGGCCTGGTAGCGATAGGCTTTTCTGGTGATCCGCTCGGCGTCTTTATCCTCGACTAGGACCGTGACGTTGAGGCGGATCGCTGCGTTGATATGGTTGGCCCCTCGGCGCTCCTTCAGGAAGTCGATCCGGTCGCCAATGACGAAGACTGCCGGGGTGCGGTAACCCTTAGCCCTGGGGTAGATAAAGTAGTCCCTGGGCGGCTCGAGCGTGACAGCATTATCAGCCCGATTGACGCGAATATCCGCCAGAGCCTCGGCAATGTTCGACTGGATCTGATCAACCACCAGATCCACCGCAGTCTCAACTAGGTGACGCGTCGCTCCGATACTCATACGGCCCTAGGTATCCTGATCTCGTTCTTGAACAAGAAGCGAGCCACCCCACGCCTGATCTCGTTTAAGGACTTTTCAGAATAGGTTGTGAAAGAACGATCCTCATTGACGTGCGTTGCGTATTCCACAGAAGTCGAAATCGTTAGACTTCTTGGCGTGGTTACCTTCCTAAAACCCTCTCCTGGGCCGATGACGCTTTTTTTCAGCTTGCCCGTAGCGATGAGCATCTTCGTTCCCGCGCCCTCGTATGAGGCAAAGCGGCTCTTTTTGGCCTTGGCGTATTTAGGGCTCAGCGGTTCCCACATCTGGCCTTCGCTTGCGTTCTCAGTCATCCACCGCTGGCGCTGGATGTTCCGGTATTGCTCAACCACGACGCGATTAAAGTAACCCTCAATGGCGTTAGCCCGCTTGAGGTAGCCCTCGAGCTGACGAGTCACGCCTTCCTTGACGGTAAGAACTGAGAGCTTCATCGGGGGGGCGCAACGTCTCGCACGTTGCCACGGTTGACGCCGAAGAGAGGCTGAAGACTCTGCCCCTGACGCGTGTAGTATTGATCCCGAAGCGTGGTCGCTTCATTCCGGCAATCGGCGCTCATGCGCTTATACTCATCCACGAGCTTAAACCGCTCAGCGTCGGGCGCATCCTCAAGGCGGTAGGTCTCAGAAAGGTGCTCGGCGAACCGCATAGCCAGCTTCTGGTAAGCCTCACCAGCGGCGTACTGAAGCGCCGAGGGCTGAAGCCCAGCGGGAATGTTGGAATAGTCTACGCCCAATCCTAGCCACTGTGTAGCCAGCCTCAGGAAGTCTTGCAGGTTCTGGTCAAAGAAAAACTGAGTGTAATAGGTGGCCTCGAGCACGTCACCCGGCTCGGGAGGGGTCGCAAGCGTAAAGAAGCCAGTCTGAAGATCATCAGAGGAGATCTGCCCGGCGTCGATCCTCACCTGGTTGATGTAGATCCCAAGCGGAGCCTCGGCAGCAGTGAAGTCAGTTACTCGCCTATACTCGAAAGTCTTGAATACTTGATTGTTTCCGTCGATCTGACCAAAGACGCGCTTGAACGCTCGGAGCTTGTCGAGCGGGGTGTCTGATAGCTTTAGCCGTAAATCATCGAGCGCAGTCGTCCAGGCCATCAGATCACCTCAAGCTGTTGGAGCACTTCAAACAAGTTCGAGTCCTTCTCAATCACACAGTACTTGTAACCGTGCTTCTTCAGAATATCGCGCTTCTCGTGGCAGATCTCGACATCGGTTTCAGTCTCAGGAGTATCTACCAGAAGAACCACGGGGTCAGACTCGTCCGTCAATTTTGCGTAAGGGAAAACTAAGTCGATGCGCTTCATACGGTCCATGAACTTATATTTCTCTTTCAGTTCGACCGGGTAGAAGTTCTTAAAAAAGACCGTGCTCTTTGCCACTTGCTCGGGAAGCGTCTTGAACTGCTGAACGGGGCGAGCCCGCTCGTGAATCACCTGCTCGCGCACCTGATCGGCAAGCGTTAGCTTCTTGGGCTTGAGAGTCTTTGCGGCAACGGTCTTCATCGTTAGGGCTCCTCACGGGAGAGCGTAGCAGCACTACGCCCCCCCGCAAGGTTTTTCTAATTAGACAGATCCGTCCGAACCCTGCCATGCGAAGCGGGGATCGATCCAATCGCCGTTCGCGCGGGTGCGGAGCTTGAATCGGACCACATCGCTGTCGAAGCTGCGGCCGCTGAGCGGGTTCTCGACTTCGACCACGGCGGCCTCGCGGACCTGCATGACGAAGAAGGGAACCTTCGAGTCCAGAATCACCCAACGCTTGGACACGCCCGAGAACGCACCTGCGTTATCGACCATGAACCGGCTCACGACCGGCTTAGCAATGCCTTCCAAGGGGTTGATCGAGAACGCGCCGCCGGTCTGACCAGCAGTTGCGCCCGTCGGGTAGTAGCCCGAGTTCAAGAGCACTGCGAGGTCAAAACGGTACTGAGGCGAGATCAGGATCATGTCCGGCTGAACGGACATCTTGAGACCCAGCAAGTTCTTCTGGTTCATCAGACCGACGATACCAGCTTGAATGGTTGCTTG